AGTACTTCAGAGCTCCAGGAGAACGCAATCAGTATCCTACTGAGGCTCCTCGAAACCGTGTTTGTCAAGGAAGGCAGCGCCTTAACTGGCTAAGCCTTCTTCCCGGTTATGACGACCGGTAGCTGGTCCATCGGCGATTACGGTTCTGGCTCTTTTTATGCCCTAAAAAGTTGGGCAGGCCAGGATGGGAAAACCGAACCTTGGAACGGAGGGATCCGAACCAAGTGGAACAACTACACTTTAACTCACGTGAGAATGACTCAGGGTTCAGCCCCTCCAGGACGCTACGTAGCGCCTTTGGAGGGACATAGCCTGGCCGGAGTCAAAGCTGTCGTAGGTTGGAGTAACAACGACGAGCTCCGCTTGCTGAATAAGCTCGCGGAGACCGTTAGGGGTCACTCTTTTGACCTTGGCATAAATATTGCTGAGGCCAGTAAAACTTATGGCACGATCGTGGGAAATTTACGGTCTATCGGGTCTGCTCTCCTGGCTCTCAAGCATGGCAATCTTGCCGGTGCTTTACGGAGCTTGGGTAGTGGAAGAAGTCCAGGCGCAAGAGCACGCGGAGTTAATCTCCGTCAGCTCAATGCGAAGGACCTCTCGGGAAGGTGGCTCGAGACACAGTACGCCTTTATGCCCTTGATCAGTCAATCCTACGAAGCCGCTAAGGCTCTGCAGGCAATAACTGGTCCTCGGGTGTTGAGGTTCTCTGTAGGCTCGGGTGCTAAGAGGAAGACAGTTGACCAGACGGATAGTCCGGCCAGCTACCACGCCGACGCTCATTGGCAGTTCTCTAAGAGGCTCATTGCTGAGCTATCCGAGGACTTATCCTTACAGCGTTCTTTAGGCTTGGTTAACCCTGCTGCTATAGCATGGGAAGTCGTCCCTTACTCTTTCGTAGTAGATTGGTTTGTTCCAGTCGGCTCCTATTTATCAGCCTGGGGAGTAATCCCGAAGCTGGTGGGTAGGTTCTTAACTATTGAGAGAGGATCTGGAAAGCGAGGTCAGGTCAAACCTGGGAATAATTTTCCCACAAATCAGACCTGGGTCATATATTCCTCTACTAAGAGGAAAGACCTTCGGTTCGTGTATTCACGAACTGTCTCGTCCCAGCTCAGCGTCCCAGCGCCAACGTTCAACAGTTTGCCTAGGGCTTTATCGCCCAAACGCTTGCTGAACGCGGTGGCGCTTATACACCAACGACTCGGTTAGATATCTCCTCGGGGTGGGCTAAAGAGCCCTCCCAGTTGTAGCCACGTTATGTAACTTAACGAAGGAGCCCCAATAATGGGCGCAATGACGAATCTTCTCGTCAAAGACGACGGAACTCCGACAGAGTTCACCTTGCAACCGATC